TGCAAGGTATAGTAGTGGTTACAACGAAATGGGAAAAAGAAATGAATCTAATTGATGAAACATTAGAGATGTGGGAACAAGATGGTGTTATAGACCAATTCAAACTAGATGATACTACAATCAAAATGGCGAGTATGCACTCGAAGTATCTTGGGTTAATAACTAAATGCAAACTCACTAAGAAGAAACTTGACTTGGATTATAAAACCCTACTCAAGAATAAGTGGTTATATTATAATGGTAAGATGTCACAAGAGGAAATCGAATCATTTGGTTGGGAATTCGACCCATTCAAAGGATTGAAAATTCTTAAAGGTGATATGAATTACTATTATGATGCAGATGTGGATATTCAGAAAGCACAAGCAAAACTAGAATATTATAAAGTATATGAAGAAACATTAAAGGAGATTTTAGACACTATAAGATGGCGACACCAAAACATTGGTAATATAATTAAGTGGCGTTCCTTTGAAGCAGGTGTATGATAGCTTGCATATGTCGTAATATAAGTGAGAATAAATATAAAGATAAGAAAGCTTTATATAAAAGATTAATACAAGATGATAAACAATGTTGCAAATGTTTAGTAAATTATCACATATCGGATACAGAGAAGAACGATATAGAAGAGCCGATGTCAACAATCCACTCCTATTAGGATTATCAACCATTGAATTAAATGTTAGTGAGTTGTGTAATCGTAAGTGTAGTTTCTGTCCTCGTTATGACGAGTCAGTCTATCCAAATCAAAAAAAGTTTATGTCTACTGCAACGGTAGACGCTTTAGTGAAACAACTGAAATGGTGTGGTTGGTACGGTGATGTTCATATCGCTGGTTTCGGTGAACCACACACTCACCCAACACTACTTCAAATCATTAAGATATTAAAATCGTACAATAACTTGTTTATTGAAATAGCAACTAATGGGGATAGACTAATAGATAATGATATTGAATTCACTAAGAAATTATTTGATGCTGGACTAGATTTGTTAACCATTGATTGTTATGACGGTGATGCACAATACTATGAAAGAATATCTACGTGTCAAGTATTACCCGAAGGTAGATATAGATTATCAAATAAACCCGATACTGGTGCATCTAATTTGATTAATGAATTTGGATTTACTAATCGTGCTGGGATTATGGGAAAGACGGAGACTCTAGATAGAGAATGTTATTTACCATTTTACAAGACATTAATTGATTGGAATGGTAATATGTTATTATGTTGTAACGACTGGCATAGGAAAGGTGGTGATTTCGGTAACATAAACAAGGATAGTATTATAGACGCTTGGAACTCTGATAAGATGATAAAGAAACGTCGTAGACTCTCAGAAGGAAAACGAGATGATGTTTGTGCTACTTGTGATATAGACGGAAAGAAGTTTGGATTAAAAAGTTTTGAATTACACGAATCTCACTATAACTACATTCTCCACAAGCTTGTGGATTAACATGAATCTCACTATAACTACAAAAAATAATACCTACATTACATTAGATTGTGATGATAAAGGAATACTACACGAACTATCCGAGTTCTTTACATTCTATGTTCCTGGATATAAGTTTATGCCTGCATTTCGTAATAAGATGTGGGACGGTAAACTTAGACTCTTTAATATAAACAACCAACAGATATACTCTGGATTGTATTCGTATATCGTCGAATTCTGTAAAGAGAGGGATATCACCATTACTATGAAAGAAGGGAACTACGATAACCCAGACAAAGAGTATGATGATTCTCTTGATTGGATTAAAGAACTATCATTGACGGTTCGTGGAAAGAAAATAGAACCAAGAGATTATCAGTTGGAAGCAATCCGGATGGCCCTTAAAACTAGGAGAGGAATGTTGTTAAGTCCAACTGCGTCCGGAAAATCTTTGATTATATATCTACTAATGAGAAAAATGCTGTCAGAGGCATCCGGTAAAGTTTTGATTATCGTACCAACAACTTCTCTGGTAAAACAGATGTATGGTGATTTCGCAGATTATTCCGAATTTGATAAAGAATGGGATTCCCATATGAACTGTCACGAGATAATGGCAGGAAAGGATAAAGGACATAAGACTAAGAGAGTTTATATCTCTACGTGGCAATCCATATACAAAATGAGTAGTAAATACTTTGAACAGTTTGGTATGGTAGTAGGTGATGAGGCACATCAATTTAAAGCAAAATCTCTTACATCTATATTGACTAAGTGTACAGAAGCAAAATATAGACTTGGAACTACTGGTACACTTGACGGTACGCAAACACATAAGTTAGTACTTGAAGGTTTGTTCGGGCCAGTTAGAAAGATAACCACATCAAAGACTCTTATGGATAGGGGTGACCTTGCACCATTAGAGATTGATGTATTATCAATGAAGTATCCCACAGAGATGTGTCAGATTGTGAAGGGAATGAAGTACCCAGAGGAAATAAATTACCTTGTAACGAATGATATGAGGAATAATTTTATAAAGAATCTCGCATTAGACCAAAAAGGTAATACATTGGTCTTATTCAATTATGTAGAGAAACACGGTGTACCTCTGTTTAGATTGATAGAGAAATGTGCGAAGAAAGGTAGAAAGGTATTCTTTGTATCTGGAAATACTGATGCAACGGTTCGTGAGGAAATCAGAACCATAACCGAAACAGAAAAGGACGCTGTGTTAGTATGTTCTTTCGGTACATTCTCTACTGGTGTTAATATAAGGAATCTTCATAACATCATATTCGCATCACCGAGTAAATCCCAAATTAGAGTATTGCAGTCTATTGGTAGAGGATTAAGGAAATCGGATAGACAAACCAAAATATATGATATCGCAGATGACCTATCTTGGAAGAAATATAAGAACTTTGCACATAGACACGCTGCTGAAAGGGTTAAAATATATGCGAAAGAAATGTTTAAATTCAAGATACATACCGTTAAATTATGATAAATAGTAGTATGGCAGAAGAAAAAAAGATAAGTATAACTGAATTACCAATCAGATACTTTAAAATGATGAATGGAGACTCAATCATCTCATACTTACATGATGAAGCATTAGAAGGTGAAGAAGTCTATGCATTAGAAGAACCAATGTTAGTCACAACAGATGATGACCATAGATATAATTTATCACCTTGGTTTCCATTTAGTAAAGAGAATATACACTTCATTGATGTAGAGAAGGTATTGTCTACTGATTCTGTTGATGATGGTATTAAGAACACATATCTTCGTCTTGTCCTTGATAAGACCGAATACGAGTCAAGGGGTACTCCCACTCAAGCCTCTAGTACTGCGTTCCACGTAGAACAACTATCCTACTCTAAACACTAGCTCAGCCCTGGCAGACACAGCCCTTATTATACCTGATAAATAGCCAAAAGTCAAGTTTATGCTGATTTAATTGACTTTGGCCTTGTACTATGGTATAATGGTATGTAATATTATAATAATAGGAGTATTGAAATGCCTGAAAAGATTAAACCAAGAGATAAACCACATTATGTAAATAATAGAGATTTTAGTAATGCCGTTGTCGATTATTGTAAACATTGTATTACTGAGGACGAGTCTGGTAATGAAAGACCAGTAGTAACTGATTATATCGCAACGTGTTTTATGAAGATATGTGAAGGATTATCACACAAATCTAATTTCGTTAGATATACATATCGAGATGAAATGGTTATGGACGGAGTAGAGAATTGCCTTCGTGCGATACATAACTATAACATTGAAACAACTACTCGTACTGGTAAACCTAATGCTTTTGCATATTTCACACAGATAGCGTATTTCGCTTTCATTAGACGAATCACTAAAGAAAAGAAACAACAAGATATTAAGTTTCATTTCTTAGAACAAGCAGATATCGAATCCTTTATTACTTCAACAGATACTAGTAATCCTATTGACCAAGCATATGTTGATGTGTTAAGGAATAAGATTGCATCAATCAAAAAGAAAGATGATGCTATTAAAGAGTTCGGTAAAGTTGTTAAAGAGAAGAAAGCAAAAGGAGTCGAATTGCATACATGATGAAATTCCACGATAATTATTTCTGGTGGACTTACACAGATATAATTGATACATTGGTCTTTGCACATATGTTAGTAGAGAAATTTCAATGCAATGCAACGTTAGAATCGGTACAACCTAGTAGTGTAAATAACAATGCAAATGAATTTGAAACTCATTTAGACCAAATAAACTTCGTATATGATTATATGAATCTTAAAGAAAGGGGTGTAGACCTCAAGATTGATATAATGGATAGCAAGTTACATAACAAAATCTGTGCAAATAAGTCAATAGACCACGAAGGTAATTCCGTGGGTAGACTCTTTTGGCCTCATAATATTAATCACGTTAAGAACCACAAGATAGCAATCTTTAGTGGGGAAGATAACCGTAGTAAGTTTAGTGATAACCTTGATGCACACGGTAAAGATAAGAATTGGAAGAATCCTATGTATGGTAATTGGGATATAGTGAGAGAAGATTTGACAAGACAAGGATATGAGTTAGTTGAAATCAGTTATAAGGATAAGATATCTGACACGATAGAGAAAGTACAAGATTGTTATGCGTGTGTGGGATACTTTGGTGCAATAAACAGCATTGCATTATTAACAAACAAACCCCTTATTCTTATATACCAATCTCCGGGAAATGATGGATATACTAGATTGTGTAACAGGGAGATTATTAATATTAGTTCACCAGACGAATACAGTTTATTACTACATAACTCAAAACACCAATGGCACGAGTTAATAAGGAACTCACACAAAATGTGGGCGAAAGGTTATCATAATTATCAGGGATATAAACTAGGAACTAAATCGGTATGATGACACTAGTAGATAATTATAATTGGAAAGCATATGCAAATACCATTTGTAAATTCGTCTTTGCGAATATGTTAATGGAAAGATATCAATGTCCAGCAGTATTAAAGTCTGTACAAGATGTTGGTATAAACAAACAAGCAAATCAATACGAGACTTATTATGACCAAATAATGTTCTTCTATGATTATATGGAAATGAAGGAAAGGGGATTAACCCTTGAAGTGAGAAAGATTGGAACAAGAGAACACACAAGAACGTGTAACAATCAACGAATAGATACGTGGACTAATGACCAAGCAATAGGTAGACTTTTCTGGCCTGGCCTAAACCAGTGTACTCCGATTGGTTCACCTAATAAGATTGCAGTATGTACTGGGGAAGATAATATTCAGAAATATTTTTCCACCACCAATAGTTATAATTGGAGTGCCAATATTGATGATATTACACCTACATGGCGAAATCCTATGTATGGTGAATGGGATTTAGTCAAAGAAGATTTAGAATCACAGGGGTTCGAAGTAGTTAATATCTCTTATAGAGAGAGATTATCTGACACTATAAATAAATTAGAAGATTGTTCTTCTATTATAGGATATTATGGTGTAACTCAGTTCCTTGCATTATTGATGAACTTACCACTCATATCTGTTTATGATAATAGTAAAAATGACAGTTATTCTAGAGTATGTAATAGGGTTATTATAAACGATTATAAGAAACCTAAACTCACAGCGACAGCGCCCCACGATTTCAAAGAGTTGATAAGGGAATCAAAAAAGAAATGGGAGTTGGGTAAGAAACGTTATGGTTTATTTAAAGAGGGGATACAATATTGATTAGATTGATTGAGAAGTGTTTGATTATAGCAATACCAACATATAGTATTGCTTGGTGGACTGAGATGATGGTATACACTATGCCAATGTTAGCAATAACAACTGTTATTGCAACTAGTATCTTTAATGAAGATAATATTACAAAGAGAATTGATTTTGATTATAAGGAAGGAAAAGAAGGGTGAAAATATTAGTAGTAGGATATGGCGTTGTCGGACAGGCAGTCGCAAATGGATTGGATTGGGAAAGTGATAATGTAGTAGATGTACTTGACCCACCCAAAGGAATGAATAATATAGATGATTATGATGATTACAATGGAATCATACTATGTCTACCAACCCCAATGGCGAGTGACGGAACGTGTGAAGATTCCCTTGTAGATAACTATCTTGCAGACATAAGAATGAAATGTAGAGATATACCAGTACTAATTAAAAGTACTACGAGTATAGAACTAATTAAAGAAAACAAACACGACCCCAACCTCACCCATAACCCGGAATTTCTAACCGAAGTAAATGCATTTGAAGAATTTCGAAATCAGAGGTTCGCAATCTTTGGTGGTAATCAAGGAAGATTTTGGTATAACGTCTTTATCGAAAGTGGTATTAAGATTAAAGAAGTTAGGTTTACTGATATGGTTAAAGCCGCATATGCCAAGTATACTATCAACTGTTTCCTTGCAACAAAAGTTATATTCTTCAATCAATTACGAGAGATGTATAATGAACAAGATTTCGACCAGTTAACCGACTTGGTTTCTCTTGACTCTCGTATAGGTAAATCCCATATGATGGTTCCAGGCCCCGACGGGGAGTGGGGATATGGTGGTATGTGTTTCCCAAAAGACACTAGTGCCTTCCTCAAAAGTTCAAATAATACCCTGACTTTGTTACAAAAAGTAATAGAAATAAACGACGAATATCGGTCATAACAGGGCCCCCTTTAATATAAATATAAGTTATATACTATGTTGAAGTGCATAGTGGCGCTGGGTGGCTCCACCGACCAGCACCTAAATCTAAAAGCGGGGAAACAATGTTTAAACAATTCTTTGAGGAGACAAAATGGCTCTTAATAATCGTAACCACAGTAATAATAATCTTACTGGGAAACGTAGCATATTTTGTATGGGAAGATGGCAAGCTCGCTAGAGAGAATGAAGGTATTCCCGAATGGTTATGGAATCCAGAGGTAAGAGAACTAGATGTAGTACTTAAAGGACTGGAGTTTAAACAACTAAAAGAAAATCTATACAGTCTGACAGGAACAGTTCGACAAGACGACTGCGAGAAAATCGTTCCTCTACTCCCTATTGATAAACCATTTTCAGTAATATTGGAATCGCCTGGCGGAAGTCTTTTTGATGGTGGTTGTATTGCTGCTCATTTCAAACTTAGAGATGTTATCACAGTTGTTAGGGATACTCCTGTCTTAGATGAAGATGGTAATATATTGTATCAGCCTGGACTTATACCTATGGCAGATAAGAATGATGAAGGCGAGGGATATACAATATGTGCATCATCTTGTTCTTTAATATTCCTTGGTGGTGATTTAAGATATCTTATAGGTAATGTCTTTTTAGGTATTCACGCACCACATACACCCGAAGAAGTAATAAATACTATAGGAAAACGTGCATTAGAATCTGATGCATATAGAACAGCAGCCTCATTACAGTTGTTGTTAGAAAAACTTGGAGTAACCGACCCTAATTTGAGGTTGTTGTTTATTCAAGTACCAGCGGCTTCTATGTACTGGTTGACTCCAAGAGATTTTGAATCTCAACCAACATTAATTACATTAGCAACGCACTATAAGAACTTCTGGGGATTTAACTTTGAAAATGAGTTCATGGATGTCATAGACTCCAATGAGGACAGAAAGATAATAATGGAATCTGAACCACCACCAACTAAACCGGGGTTAAAATAATATGTTAAAATCATTCTTTTGGACTAGACAAAACGCCTTTTACGCTTGGGTAATGTTATCATTACTATTAGGTATCGCTTGGTATACTGTAGAGATACTAGTATTTTACAATGCGTGGAACAAAGAAATCTATGATGCGATTCAATCTTTACAAGAGGAAAGGTTTTGGACATTGTTCTTAGGATTTGACCTCAGTAGGATAACAGAATTTGTAATGCTTAAGGAAGATACTATGCCATCATTCCTTGAGATTATAACTTTATATACACCTATAGCAGTATATGCCACTTGGCAGACACAAAGGTATTGTTTCAAATGGAGAGAAGCGAATACGCATCACTACGCAAGAAGGTGGGAAAAATCACCAGCAAAGATTGAAGGTGGTTCTCAACGTATCCAAGAAGACCTTATGATATTTGGTAAGACACTACAGAGTTTATTTTCAGGGTTCTTCTCAGCAATCTTAGTATTGTTTGCGTTTCTTCCTATACTTTGGGAATTATCAGAAGGATTACCTGTTTGGAATGGTAAGATAATTCCGGGATTTCTTGTATGGGTTGCATTAGGTGTTTCAATTGGTGGTACTTTAATATCTCTTATACTGGGTTGGAAACTACCCAAACTTGAATATAATAATCAGGTAGTAGAAGCGAAGTTTAGAAAACAACTCGTATTTTCTGAGGACGATTTCAAGGCACGAGCAACTGATGTGTTGTTCCCAATGTTTAGTGCAGTTAAGAGAAACTATTATCGACTCTTTAATTGGTATATGGGATTTGGAGTATGGCAAACAGCATTCGGTCTGGCAGTAGGTAACTTAGCATTAGTAGTATTAGCGCCTGCATACTTTGACCAACTAATTACACTTGGAGTATTATTCCAAGTACTCAACGCCTTTGGGCGAGTAGAATCGTCTATGGGATATTTTATAGACCGTTGGACTACAATCGTAGACTTCTTATCGGTTATTCGTCGTATCCGTGAATTTAACAAAGCTTTGGACGAGGCAGAACAGAAGGGATAATATGAATAAAGTTTTACAAAGATGGTATCTTTTTGTAATGGTCTATCTCTGTGGTGTATATGCTTTATACACTAACGGAATATTCGTAGACATATATGAGAATGATGTTACCAAACTAACCTTTGTTATATATGGATTGTTTATACTTTCCACAGGTATTTTGGGGTGGGTGTCGCATAAGTGCAAACTTGGCCCAAAGAAATTTAAACACAATAAGTTCACAGATATGTGTTGGTTTATGAGTGATGCAATGATGACACTCGGACTGATAGGTACGGTTGCAGGTATGATATTCCTATTCGGAATGATATTCGGTAATATCGACCCAAGTGTACCAGAGGATTTGAAAAATGCATTAGGTCATATGGCAACTGGATTGTCTACTGCAATGTATACAACGATAGTAGGTATGGTGTGTTCTTTACTGACTAGGGTTCAGTTAATGAATATCGAATATGGATAACAAGACAAGATTTAAAAGTCTGATTAGTTTCTTAGACCTGTTGTGGATTCTTCTTGCAGGTTTTGGTGCAATGTTTATTATTGCATTTCTTCTCATACAACCACCAGCGAAACATGCCGATATTATTAAGAAGGCAGAGTATATGATTATCCTAGAATGGGATAAGAAATCTTCTGATGATATTGATTTGTGGGTGATGAATCCAAAAGGGGGAGTAGTATCCTTTAGGGGTAAGAGTATGGGGTATATGAACTTAGAGAAAGATGACCTTGGTTCTAAGAATGATAAAGTTATAGATGAATATGGTGTTGCACACGTTCTCGAAATAAATAGAGAAGTAGTTACCCTTAGAGGTGTTATGAAAGGAGAATATAAAGTTATGGTACACGTTTATAATAGATATCCGGTTTCGGAAACTCCCGAATGGTTTACAATAGAAATTGTAAAGATAAATCCATATAAACAAGTGTATTTGTCAACAGGTACATATACATTCAGAGGACAAGAACATTCTGTTGTTAGATTTACCGTAGATGCAGATGCGAATTTCAAAGGGTTCAACTCTTTAAATACTAACTTCATCAACGCTAGTAGGACATCACCAGAAGAAAGAGCAGAAGATGTAATAACTAATCAAGGCGCTCAAGGTTATACAGGAGATTACTAATGGATATTGAAAATTCAATCGCACTAGTTTCTTTATCAATCTTTCTATTAATGACATTCTCATTGATAGTGATGATTTGGTATGGTCGTTCTAACAAACTGATATACTTAGTGATACCTCTGGTTCTTTGGTTAAGTGTATCAACTTATAGTACTATACAAGGATTACTTGGATATCCTGTACTAGCAAAAGATATACCCGAAGGAAACATATATCTATCTCACACAGTAGGAAAAGACCAAGAATGGTTATACTTCTGGTTAATTGATATAAATACATATGTACCTAAAGCTTATAAGATAGTGTACACAGAGGAAGGTGAAAAGTTACTTGCAGAAGCGAAAGAGAAATCAGGTCTTGGTAATCCTCAAGGATTGAAACTTCAACTAGGAAGTAGTGAACAAGAAACTGAAAAACAAATAACAATATACAATTTTAATAAACTAGAAGGAATAATCAAATGAGTAAAAAACCGTCAAGAATGGATATCATAGGACAGAACGGAAATGATGGCGACCACTATGACCAAGTAGATACAGCGCCACCACCGCCGCCACCAGGAATGGATACAGTCATTCCTAAATTGGACTTGATGAAAAAGAACATCAACTTCTTTATGGGTGATGTTACAATGCAATCAATGGAACCAATATGTGAGTGGATTATTTCTGCAAACCTATCTGATACTCCCCCAAAGGAATTGACACTAGTTGTTTGTTCAAGAGGTGGTGACCTCAATGCTTGTTTCGCCCTCGTAGATTGTATGAGGGGTTCTAAGATACCTATCCGAACCATTGGTTTGGGTATGATTGCATCTTGTGGACTCTTAATGTTTATCTCAGGTACGAAAGGTCGTAGAGTACTTACACCAAATACTGCAATACTATCACATCAATACTCTTGGGGTTCAGTTGGTAAGGAACACGAACTCTTTGCAAGGGTTAAGGAAATGGAATTAACTACTCATAGACTACTGAGTCATTATAAGAAGTGTACTGGATTAAATGAGAAGAAAATCAGAGAACATTTACTACCACCACATGATGTGTGGTTGGGTGCTGACCAAGCATTAAAATTAAAACTATGTGATAAGATATCGGATATTACTTGACTTTTAAACTCATATAGAGTATAATACTTACTATGAATATAACTGTAACTGGTGGCAACGGCTACATAGGTTCACACCTAATTCCAGTACTGAAAAGTGCAGGGCATAAAGTAAGCAATTACAGGGGAGATATATTAGACTTCCAAACTTACTGGACGACAGATATGGTTATTCACCTCGCATCACTAACAGGCGTAAGACAATCCCTAGAAGAACCCGAAGAATACTACAAAGTAAATGTTGAAGGATTCCGTAAGGTCGTAGAAGAATGTGAGAAGTGGGAAGTCAAGTTATTATACGCAAGTTCATCTAATGCAGAAGAATGGTGGAGTAATCCTTACGCAGTTACTAAGAAGATAACCGAAGTAATGGCAGAAGATATTGATGCGATTGGATTCAGACCACATACAGTATATCCTGGAAGGACAGATATGTTGTATCATAAACTCAAATCAAACGTAGACCAAATAACATATATCAATGGTGGTCATTATAGAGATTTTACCCACGTCGAAGATGTGTGTAGCGCAATATTGACTTTAGTGGCGAATTACTGTATAATAGAGGATAAGGTAATAGATATTGGCACTGGTACGAGTAAGAGTGTTCTTGAGATAGCATTAATGATGGGATTCTGTGGTGAAGTCAGAGAAGATTTAACACCCAATGAAAGAGAAGAAACGTGTGCAGATATTACAGTATTAAAGAACCTTGGTTGGAAACCGACCATACAAATAAAGGACTACATTGAAAATAGCAATTCTAAATGACACCCACGCTGGTGTTCGAAATTCGTCAGAGATATTCATAGATTACCAATATAGGTTTTATAACGAAATCTTCTTCCCCTATTGTGAGGATAACAACATCACACACATCATTCACTTAGGTGATTACTATGACCACCGTAAGAATGTGAACTTCAAAGCTCTTAATGCAAATCGTCAGATGTTCCTGGAACCACTCAGGAAGAAAGGAATGACAATGGATATTATTCCGGGAAATCACGACGTATTCCACAAGAACACAAACGACCTATGTTCTCTCAAAGAACTCTTAGGATATTATACATCTAATATAAACATCATAATGAAACCCACGACGATAAATGATATGCATTTCCTACCTTGGGTTAACAATGAGAATTATGAACACTCAATGAAATACATTAAGTCTAGGAAGGGTGGAACTCTATTCGCTCACTTAGAATTAAAAGACTTTGAGATGATGCGTGGTATCAAATCACCACAAGGTATGTTGAAATCAGAATTCAAACATTTCGATAGAGTTTACTCTGGACATTTCCACGCAAGTTCGATACAAGATAATATCACTTACTTGGGTTGTCAAATGGAATTTACTTGGGCAGATTGTGAAGATGACAAATACTTTCACATATATGACACAGACAAGAAAACAATGACAAGGATACGAAACCCCCTTATATTGTATAAGAAGATATATTACAATGACGATAAGACAGACTACAGCAAGATAGATGATGTGTCCGATTACGCTGATAAGTTTGTTAAGATAATCGTCGAGAAAAAAGGAAATCCGTTTATGTTTGATAAGTTCGTTGATAGACTATCAGATATAAACACACACGAACTCAAAATCGCAGAGAACTTCTCAGAGTTTCTCGGTGAGAATGTAGTAACCTCAATAGAAGATGTAGAGAATACTACCGACTTAATGAACAATTACATAGACGGTATCAATACAGATTTGAATAAGGATAAGATGAAGAACTTAATGAATAGTTTATATAATGAAGCACTTGATATGGAGATACAGTAATGGAATATATATTAATGATTGCAATGGGTATTGCAATAGGAATGAACACAACAGAAACACAAACAACAGAGGTAGTAGATAAGTCTTGGTCAGACCCAATTGTTACTATCATACCTATAGATATGACACCTCTACCCGACAGGGGGATTATACCACTCGACGAAGAAATGAATTCAGACCCCCGAGAAGAAACCGAAGTAGTTGAAGAAGAAGTAATCATAGGGCCGAAGATTTTTGATGAAGAACTAGAATTCAGAAATATGGCAGTCCAAGTATTAGGTGGACTAAACTTCTATACCTCTAACTGTGGACAACTAACTGAATTAGGTAATGTCTATAAATCGCAGATAATGGAAACCTTTAACCTAGACGAAGATTTAATGACACTAGACCAATACTATATTGATGGAATGTATGCGGCTTCCACGTATGAAACGTGTGATGCTTTATATGAAGTTATAGATAGTATAGGTGGTGCAGATATGGTAACTAAAGGGTGGTAAATGATTACATTTCGGGAATTAGAATATAGCAACTTCCTAGCGTGTGGGAACAATCCAATAACAATCAGATTAGACAAGAGTAAGAGTACTCTTATCGTCGGTCAGAATGGTTCGGGTAAATCCACAATCCTAGATGCATTATCTTTTGCATTGTTTGGAAAGGCACATAGGAATGTTCCTAAGAATGGATTAGTCAATTCAGTTAATGGTAAAGGTACGGTAGTATCAGTTACCTTTGAAACTGCTGGACATAACTTCAAGATTATCAGAGGTATCAAACCGAACATCTTTGAAGTATGGCAGAACGATAAGATGATTGACCAAACAGCGTCAGTCCGTGATTATCAGAAATTCCTCGAACAGAATATACTCAAACTCAATCATAAGAGTTTTCACCAAATCGTAGTATTAGGACAATCGTCCTTTATTCCATTTATGCAATTATCAACTGCACACAGACGAGATGTCGTAGAGGACTTGCTAGATATCAATATCTTCTCGAAGATGAAAGGTATTCTCAAGGAAAGGAATTCAGTTAGTAAACAAGAAGCAACCACAGCCAGACACGAATTAACTACCCAAAAGGGTAAGATAGATTATCAAAAGAAACACATAGACTCATTAAAGAAACTCAATCAGAAAGCAGACGAATCCACTAAACAAATCGAAGATGACATTACGTCTGATATTGAAAATCTCAAGACACAGAGAGATGGATATCCAAAGACATTACAAAAACAGGTGAAGGAACTACAATCGAAGAAGGCAGATAACAATCAACTACTTGGAAAGTGCAACCATAAGATATCGGAATTAGCAGAGAAACATAAGTTCTTTGAATCACATACTGAATGCCCCGAATGTGAACAATCGATTACCAAGGAATTCAGAGAAAAGAGATTAGAAGATATCGTAGTAAGTGCAAGAGAAACTTCGAAAGGGGTTACAGCATCTCAATTACAGTCTAAAATGGTGCAAGATGAGATAGATATCCTAATGTCAGATATAACTGATTACAATGAGATACTCACTAAGATTAAAGGAAAAAAGACTGAGTTGGATAGGGTTCAAGCAAAAAAACCTCTAAAATCGAATATAAGCCCCCTAGAAATGGATTTAAATGACCTAATTTTAAAAGCCGACGATATAAGGGATACCTTAGATGATTGTACAGACAAGCTATTATATAATGAAATTGCGTGGGAAATGTTAAAAGACACGGGGATACGTACCAAAGTTATACGAGAATACCTACCAGCGATGAACACATTAATCAATCAATACTTACAAACTCTTGACTTCTTTGTTGCGTTTACTCTGAATGAGAACTTCGAAGAAACCATTCGTTCAAGACATAGAGATAAATTCAAATACGATAACTTCTCAGAGGGCGAGAAGATGCGTATAGACCTTTCATTGTTATTCACTTGGCGACAGATTGCGAAGATGAAGAACTCAACGAACACCAACCTATTAATCCTTGACGAAACATTCGACTCATCATTAGATGCAGACGGTGTGGACAATCTAATGAAGATACTATTGACCTTAGAGGATTATACCAATACCTTTATCATATCACATAAACCTGATGTGTTAGAATCGAAATTGAAATCTAAAATCGAATTCGCAAAGGTTAACAATTTTAGTGCAATCAAGTCCGGGATTTAATGAGAATCAAGAATGTAAAATATACTCGAAATGGTCAGACCACTTCGAAGTCAATACCAAAGAAATATCAGACATCTGCACGGTTATATGTTAAGGAAATACTGAAAAATCCTAAATGTGACACCGTTGTGGTTGAATACAGCTCAACTTAAGTTGAATATTTGGCGCTGTAAATAGCGAAAAATAGTTTCACTTTTGGTGAAATAACTGGTATAATAGTATTATAGAATGAAAAAGGAACTATAAAACTATGAATTTGACCTCCCAAGAATACCTCGCCAGACTTCTCGCCAAAGAGAATCTGACTATCCAACACGGTAACTACTCTACTGCCTCATTTGATACTGAGAATCGTATCCTTAGACTTCCATTATGGGAAGATAAAGGTAAGGCAGTTTATGACCTATTGGTTGGACATGAGGTAGGACACGCACTATACACTCCTAATGAGGGATTGCACTCTGCATTGTCTGAGGGTGATATACCTAAACCATATTTAAACATTGTTGAAGATATTCGTATTGAACGAATGATTCAAGAAACATATCCAGGAATTGTCAAGGCTTTTCGTGCTGGATATAAACGTCTGTTTGATGATAACCTATTTGGTACTAACGATAGAGAACCAACTTCTCTTATGGATAGACTGAATGTTCATTCTAAAGGTCGTGGTCTTTTCCCAGTAGAATTTGATGATGAAGAATCACCATTAGTCAAAGAGGCAATGGAAGTCAAAACTTGGGAAGATGTTGTTGTGGTTTGTAAGAAACTAAAAGAATTTTTAGATGCTCGTTGCGAAGAAGAAGAAGAAGCAATGGGTGTTGGTGATATGGGTGAGTCTGAATCAGAAGAAATTGAAGATTCAAGTGCTGATAGTGGTTCAGGCCCAAGTGAAGAAGAATCTGAAGAATCGGAAGAAGAATCTGAATCTGAGGGTGGTGAATCAGGCTCTGAGAGTTCTGAGGAAGAAGGTGAAGGCGAGGGTGAAGAATCCGAAGAAAGTTCTGCTGGTTCAAGTGGTGGTGAAGAACTTGTAGAAAAGGCAACTGATACCTTTACTGAGGAAACTTTCCGTAAGAACGAAGAAGAATTATTAGACATTAAACCAGACCGTTATGGTAGAAAACGCCAAAGTCGTTTTACTTCTGGAATGTCTGAATCAAGTATTGAGGGTGCAGTTTACGGTTATAAAGAAGTTATGGACGCTCGTGAAGAAGAACTTGATTATGAATCTAGTGAAGGCTGTTATATGACTAACCGTGAGTTGTCAGAAAAATGGTTGACTATTAAAAAGAAATTAGACAGTACTGCGAGTTTACTTGCAAAAGACTTCGAAAGGAAGAAAGCTGCGTATGAGTACTCAAGGGCGACTGTCGCTAAGAAGGGAAGTTTAAACCCCAACAAACTTCACCAATACAAATACTCTGAGGATATATTCCTAACTACTACTCGACTTGCACAAGCAAAATCACACGGTATCGTTTCTTTTATCGATATGAGTGGTTCAATGTGTGAGATAATCGAAGATGTTGTTTGTCAGGCAATGACTATCGCAATGTTCTGTAAGAAAGTTAATATCCCATTTAGGTTTTACACTTTCACTTCTCGTTGGACTTCTGTTGACGATAGAGATGAAGAAGCGAAACCAACTGAGATTGAGAACACAAACTCTTTAAAGATTTGTGAAGTACTGAGTAACGAAATGAAATCTTCTGAATTCAAACTTGCATTGAAAGGTTTGTATGGTACTGCTTGTGTTAACGGTTATAGAGGTTATGGTCGTGGTGGTGTTTGGTTAGACCGTCGTAACGCTACTAGGTTTGACGAAATGGGAACTACTCCTTTAGTCCAAACTACTATTGTTGCTGCTTCAATCGTTAAGAAGTTCCAAAGGAAATACAATGTTCAAAAAACAAACATTATGATGTTGACTGATGGCTATGCTGATAGTATCAACGTCAACGTTGATGGCGATTTAAGTGTTGACTCTTATAAAACTACTATGAGATTTGGTGGTAAGATGATTCACGGTGAGAGTTCTCGTGAGTTGTATCAAGAGTGTCTGAAAAGACTTCGTGAGATTACTGGTGCAAAGATTACTGGTTTCTTCCTTGCTTCTAAACCTCGTGATATGTATCACGGAATATGGGGTGTTGAGTGGGGCAAACAGTTCAAAGGTGATGATAAGGCAATCAGAAAAGAATGGAACAAGAACAACATAGTGTCTTTCAAAGATGCTATTGGGTATGATGATTACTTCGTTGTGAAAGTTGGCGACGGGTATCATGGTGATGATGAGTTTACTCTGCCGGAAGATAAAACTCATGAAATTAAAGATATCCGGAATGCGTTCAAGAAACACAGTCAAACTAAAAAGAAGGCGAAGATGTTAGTGAATAAAATCTCTGAGGCGGTTGCAGTATGATGAATTTAATTCAACTAAAGTTGAATATTAGGCGCTGTCGAAAGGCGGATTTAAGCTTGACATTTGAGCCAGCTGTGGTATAATATAATCTGAAATAGAGAAATAAAGGAAAATATATGATGTTAAATAATGAAATAATTGAAAAATTGAGTGAGAACTTTGCTGGTCGAACTGAGTTCACCAACAAAGAAGTCTTTTCAGTTGCTGAAGAATTCGGTATGACTGACAAGAAAGTCTTTCACGCTCTTGCGAAATATCCAAAGGTTGCTCGAGGTGTCTATGACCTCTCGGAAGAATTTGGTAAACCAAGTGCTGTTGTTGAATCGAAAGTGAAACCTAAACCTGTTATGAAACAGGCATTGAAAGGTGTTGTTTCGGTTTCCAATGACGAAGTGTTTATTCCTAGAGCGATGCCAGAATTTGTTCCTTGGGGACATTTTGCTGATATCGTGAAAATCATAAAATCACGTATGTTCTACCCAACTTACATTTCTGGATTATCTGGAAACGGTAAGACTTTTATGGTGGAACAGGCCGCTGCTAAGGCACGACGTGAGTTTGTTCGAGTTCAGATTTCGCCCGAAACTGATGAAGATGATTTGATTGGTGGTTTCCGTTTAATCAACGGTGAAACTGTTTTCCAAAAAGGTGCTGTAATTAAGGCAATGGAAGCTGGTGCATTACTTCTGATTGACGAGATTGACCGTGGAACTAACAAGATTATGTGTCTACAGGGTGTCCTTGAAGGCAAACCAGTTCTTATTAAAAAGACTGGCGAAGTGGTTGAACCCGCTCCAGGTTTTAACGTGATTGCTACTGCAAACACAAAAGGTAAAGGTTCTGAGGACGGCCGTTTCTCTGCTGCTACTGTTATTGACGAAGCGTTCTTAGAACGATTCACTATCAACGTTGAACAAACTTTCCCTCAAATTGCTACTGAGAAAAAGATTGTTATGAAACATATGAAGAAGTTCGAAGTTATAGATGAAGAATTCGCTGACTTGCTTGTAGGTTGGGCCGATGCGATTCGTAAGACTTTCTATGATGAAGGAATTGACGAAGTGATTTCCACTCGTCGTCTATGTCATATCGTTCAGACTTTCTCAATATTCAACAAACGTGATAAGGCAGTTTCTCTTTGTGTTAACCGTTTTGATGATGATACTAAGGAAGCGTTCAAAGACCTTTACGAAAAGGTTGATGCTACTATCAATGGTGAAGAACCTGAAGAAGTTCCAACTGGTTCGTATCCGTCTGATGATGATGATACTTGGAATGCTGAATAAAAAATATTAACCGTTCTCCTTTCCCCCCTTACATTGTGTGAGGGGGTTTTTTATACTTGACTTTTGGTCAAGTTTTCTGTATAATACTTACTATGAATATGAAATTACATAACGCAGACTGCATTATCAAAATGCAAGAGATGATTAACGAGGGTGTCAAAGTAGATTCTGTTGTTACTGACCCACCATATGAACTTGGATTTATGGGTAAGAGTTGGGATTCTACTGGAATCGCATTTCAACCAGACACTTGGAAACTCGCATATAAACTCCTAAAACCCGGTGGACACCTCTTAGCGTTCTCTGGTTCTAGGACATATCACAGAATGGCAGTTGCAATAGAAGATGCAGGGTTCGAGATTCGTGACCAAATGATGTGGTTATACGGTTCCGGATTTCCTAAAAGTTTGAACTTAGGTAAAGGCGTTGACAGGCGCCTCGGAAATGAAAGAATAAAGACTGGCGAAACAAAGACACACGCTAGAAAAGGTGTTGCGATTGCAGAAGAAAGAAGTGCAATTGGCGCTGGTGCATTTGGTCAAGAAACAGAAGAAGAAGTAACCGTTGGAACATCTGAATGGGAAGGTTGGGGTACTGCTTTAAAACCAGCACACGAACCTGTGGTGGTTGCAAGGAAACCACTATCGGAAAAATCTATTGTAGATAATGTATTGAAACACGGAACTGGTGGTATCAATATTGATGGGTGTAGAATCGACGGCGAAGTAGTAAGACCAGAATCAAATCCTGATTTCAGAGATATCGCTGATAAAGCAATGGCACAAGGTGGAGTGAACAAACTCAACTTTAATCAAATGTCAGGTGCAAAGAGAAAAACAACTAAAAGAAAATCTAGAAGTAAAGACGGTGTATGGACTGATGATAATTCTGGAATGAGTGCAGAGGGTTCTGTATATGCTGATGCCGACCCCAGAGGAAGATTCCCTGCTAATGTTATGCACGATGGAAGTGATGTGATTACAAAAGAGTTCCCACAAACAGGTAAATCATCTGGTGGTGGTGGCGATAAAACCGTATCAAAGAATAAAAACGTTTTTGATGGTGGTTGGGGAAATATTCAATATGAAGATAACATTGGATATGGTGATAATGGTTCAGCAGCAAGATTCTTCTATTGTCCAAAGGTTTCCCAAACAGAAAGGAATGATGGATTAGATTCATTTGAAACAAAACAAACTCAAGGTGGTGGTGGTGGAATAGGTGATTATCAAGATGATGTCAATTCTGCTAGTGGTAAGTTCGGTAGTGAGAAAGCACCTAGTAAGAATACCCACCCAACAGTAAAACCTGTTGAGTTAATGAAATACCTTTGTAGATTGGTTACCCCGAAAGGTGGTACAGTCCTTGACCCATTTATGGGTTCTGGTTCAACTGGGATAGCCGCAAAAGATGAGGGATTCAATTTTATCGGAATCGAAAGAGAAAAGGAATACTATAATATTGCCAAATCTCGGATAGGGTCTAGTTCACCCTTAATGGACTTTATGTAAACTTGACTTTAATGGTCAATTAGAGTATAATGGCCAGTAACAATTAATATAAGGATTAATTATGAAACTTAGTAATGAAACAAAGGAAGTTTTAGATAACTTCGCAGGTATAAATGCAAATTTAGTTATAGGCGACGAAGGTTTCGTTAGGTCTGTAACAACTGCAAAGAACCTTTTAGCAAAGGCAACGATTACAGATAACTTCCCATATAAGTTTGGGATATATGATTTGAATTCGTTCCTTGGTAGTATGGCAATGTTCGACGACCCAGACTTGGAATTTGACGACAAACAGAAGTTTGTTAAGATTAAAGATAAAGGTCGAGTTCTAATATATCGATTTGCAGACATTGGTAATCTTGTAACATCTGACAAAGATGTCAATATGCCAGAGGTAGATGTATCATTTACATTATCCCATACTGACCTTATGACCATTAAGAAAGCATCTGCAACTTTACAAGCATCTCACTTCGTTGTTAAGAAACACGAACACGTAGATACTGATGGCAATGTTAGTGATGTTCTATTGGGTGTCGTAACAGATACTAAGAACGCTTCTTCAAACGAATTTGCAATAGAGTTAAATAATTCTAGTATAAATACTTCTGAAACATTTGAGTTTGTGTTTGATATTAACAATTTCAAATTCATTGTTTCTGATGATTATAACTTTGAAGTGAGTTCAAAATTGATATCGTCTATTAAAACACCGACAGTAACTTACTGGTCGGCATTATTGAAAACATCTAAGTATGGAGAGTAAGAAAATGGCAGAAGAAACAACTGAAGCACAAACACCTGAAGCACCCGAACTATCATTAATTGACTTAAGTTCAGTTATTAAGATTATTGATGTGGTAACAAAGCGTGGAGCATTTGATGGTGGTGAAATGGCCGATGTAGGTGCAGTCCGTAACAGACTTGCAACCTTTTTAGAACATGCAACTGGTCAAAAACACCCTGAAGAAGCTACCCCACCGGAATCTCAAACAGATACCGAAGAAAAAGCTGAAGAACGTAAAGCAAGGGTAAAAGACAAAGACACGAAAAAATCCTAATGGGTAAAATATCAAAAGAGTGGCGTATCTTCCTAATGATACCTGCTGTTGTGGTGTTCATTGGCATTTGGTTAACTGGATTTAGTGTAGTATCTTGGGTACTTTATGTACCTATAGTATTATTACCGTTTGCATCAATTACTGGATATTGTCCAGGTATGCATATCGTTCGTTGGTGCAGAAAAAGTAAAGGCAGATTTGCTCACGGAATTGGGAAGTGAAAGTAGTCATAGTCGGTGGTGGTACTGCTGGTTGGTGGACTGCTGGTTGTTTAGAACATAACTTTCCCGATTGGGATATCACCTTAATAGAATCTAAAGACATTCCCATTGTGGGTGTCGGTGAATCAACTGTACCTCAAATAGGAAACTTCCTATCCAATATCGGAATCGAAGATAGTCATTGGTTAGCGAATTCTAACGCATTAAAGAAATATGGTAATCGAAAGATTAACTGGCGTAAGAGTGGTGATGATAATTTCGATTGGACATTTTGGTACAACTACAATAAGAAGTTCGAAGGTTGGGCGCAAAAGTTTCGCAAGGGGGAAGTTGACTTGGATTCCCTTAATGATTTTTACGACCCAAACGATTGGTCAGGATATGCGTATCACGTAGATGCATTTGAAATGGGAAGAATGGTTAAAGACCATTGTAAGAATGTTAAACACGTATATGCAACTCTGACGGAGAAACCAGAAGCAGATTTGGTATTTGACTGTTCCGGATTTGCTGCTAGATTCGTAGAAGATAAAACAAAACAACATTACCCCCACACAATAATCGATAGAGCATTTGTCGGGCCACACGAACCTAGAGATGATTTACCAATGGTAACTCAAAGTATCGGTAGAGATTATGGTTGGCAGTTTATCGTTAAGTTAAAGAATAGAGTTGGTGTTGGATATGTTTATTCATCTCGACACGTATCTGACGAAGATGCATATAAAGAATTTGAAGAAATGATTGACGAGGGTGGTTTTGTTCCTATGGGTTTACCCTCAGAAGCAAATTCATATAATGACAAACATATGTTTTTTAAATGGGAGCCACACGCATTGACTAACCCTTGGAGTGGTAATGTTGTTGCGATTGGTACTACTGCTGGATTTATCGACCCACTAGAAGCGAACGCACTATTCCATATCCAACACGGTATTGAAACCTTTGTTAAATGTTGGAAACGAGGTTACGGTAAAAAGACATATAACAAAGCAGTTCGTATCTCTTGGAACAATACAGTAGATTTAATGAAACACCACTATGCATTGTCTGATAGAGATGATACAGAGTTCTGGCGTTATTGGGATTGTTGCAGAGAAGAATGTAGACAATCGGTTTGGGATAACTATGAAAAAAGACACAATCTAGAAACGAATTTATATCCATCATCTATATGGGCAACAATGGCCGCATACTTTGATGAATGGAAAAGAGCACCATTTTGAGTGAACTAACAGTATTTGGAGATTCAGTTAAGGATAATCCCTTATCCGAGTGGCGAACTTTCGAGAATTATGTATGCAATATACTGAAACCGAAATACCAAAATGTCCAAGAACAAGTATCAATTGGTACAAAGGTCAATGGTAGAAAACATATCATAGATGTCTATGTACCCAAACCAAGAATATTGGTATCAGTAAAACTACAAAACACAGGTGGTACTGCTGAAGAAAAGGTTGCATATGAAATGTTCACCCTACAAAGAGCATGTGATAAGTACGGATACAGTCGTGCATATCTTGTTTTAGGTGGTGATGCGTGGACAATCAAAAAAGACCTTTATGAGATAAGTGATTTATACCCCCAAGTTACAATACTTGAATATGAAGATGATAAAAACTTGTCTTTAATATAGGGATATGGTATAATGGTAAATAGAAATAAACATAATGATGGTAAAGAAGGACGTCACGCAAAAGGCAGAAAGGGTGATATACCTTTAAGGCAATTCAATAATAAGAGAGATGACTATTGGGATGCAAAGACCAACGAATGGTTGAAAAAAAATGAAAAGTAATTATATTATGGAGCAAGTGAATGAAAGAGTTTTTATGGGTAGAGAAATACAGACCTCAGAAGATTGAGGATTGCATATTACCAAAAACATTAAAGAATACCTTTAATGAAATAATCAAAGGGGGCGAACTCCCAAATATGATGTTTACTGGTACTGCTGGTGTCGGTAAAACTACGGTTGCACGAGCGTTGTGTAATGAGTTAGGATTAGATAATATAGTTGTCAATGGTTCTGAGGACGGTAACATTGATACACTTCGTGGTAAAATTAAACAGTTTGCAAGTACAGTATCACTACAGGGTGGATACAAAGTAGTTATATTAGATGAAGCAGATTACTTAAATCCACAATCAACACAACCAGCATTGCGTGGTTTCATTGAGGAGTTCTCAAGTAACTGTAGGTTTATCCTTACGTGTAATTTCAAGAATCGTATCATTGAACCACTACACTCTAGATGTTCTTTATACGATTTCAATGTAGGTACAACCGAACTCAAGACACAATTGAAGTTGGATTTCATGAAACGTGTATGGGATATATTAGATAAAGAGGAAATCAAATATGAAAATGTAGTTCTTGCTGAACTCATTCATAAACATTTTCCGGATTGGCGTAGAGTCTTAAACGAGTTACAGAGATATGGAATGTCTGGTAATATCGACGCTGGTATCCTAGTAACTGTATCTGAGGAAAACGTTAAGAAACTTATGTCATATCTAAAGGACAAAGACTTTAAGGGTATGCGTAAATGGGTTACTGAGAATATGGACTTGGAGTCTGCGAAGTTGTTTAGAATGATATATGACAATATGAAAACATATGTTGAACCACGTTCTATCCCAGCGTTAGTAGTAATACTTGCAGATTATTCTTACAAGGATTCCTTTATGGCAGACCACGAATTGAATGTGGTTGCGTGTTTAACCGAAGTAATGAGTCAAGTGAAATTCGTATGAGTCCATTCGACTACTTAAAGGCAATAAACTCAACCAAGAAAGATATCTTTGAGTCTGAAAAGGATTACTCACCGTTTATGATTAACCGTGGGTTATCTTATTTTCCAGATACAGTATTGTTTGCAAATGAAATGAATAAGTACCACCATATCGACCACAGGTTGCAATTCGATTTTCTTATAAATATTATTAGGAAACGAAATCGTTTCTCAAAGTGGAATAAGAAAATCAAACTTAGTGATTTAGATGCCGTCAAATCTTACTACGGATACTCTAGTGAAAAGGCAAGAGATGTACTTCCACTTTTAAGTAAAGAACAACTTAAAATAATAAAGGAAAGTATAAATTATGGTGGAGTACAATGATGATTTGGTTGATTGGAGTCCGGCAATGATGTTAGAAGTAACACTTTCAGAACCCGACGATTTTCTTAAGATTAAAGAAACCTTAACCCGAATGGGAGTGGCATCTAAGAAAGACTCTAAGTTATATCAATCATGTCATATCCTACACAAACAAGGTAGATATTTTATAACGCATTTCAAGGAGTTATTCTTGTTAGACGGTAAACCCTCTAACCTCACAGAAAATGACTTAATGCGTAGAAATACTATCGTAACATTAATGAGTGATTGGGGATTGTTAACCCCAATGGCTGAGATAGGTGATACAGCACCTTTAAACCAGATTAAGATAATATCCCATAAAGATAAGACTAATTGGGAACTTTGTCCAAAATATAATATAGGAATCAAATGAAACCTGTATAAATAAAATTGAATATGCCGAAAGGGTATTCAGAACCGTAGTCATGGCGACTACACTTTTAACCTTGCTATAATAATAGGAGGACATTATGTCAAACTTAGCAATAAACTTCCCGAGGAATACATTCTTCGGATTCGATTCAATCTTCGACCAAATCGAAAGATTGGAAAATTCAAAACCCAACTTTGGCAGAGGCCAAGGATATCCACCTTATAACGTAATCAAGAAAGATGATACTCATTATCTTATTGAAATCGCTGTTGCAGGATTCAACAAAGATGACATTTCACTTACTCTTGAGAAAGGTGAATTAACTATCGAGGGTGATGCTCATCACGGTGAAGATAAGAGGGATTATACACACAGAGGAATCTCTGCTCGTAAATTCATTCGTAAATTCACTTTGAGTGAAACTATGGTAGTAGTTGGTGCAGATATAGTTGACGGTCTACTTGTTATCGGATTAGAAAATCAAATTCCGGAAGAAGATAAACCAAAGACTATTAAATTAGGTGACCTAGATAAGAGTGCAAAACAACTTTTACTAGGATAACATTGCTAGGGTGGTCGTTATGGCCACCCACTTTCGGAGTACATTATGATTAAAATAATCAAACTATCAAGTGGTGACGAACTCATTACTCAACTAAAAACAACATCAAAGAAAGGGAATGAAGTAGTAAGTCATACTGCAACCCACCCATTCATAATCAATCATTTAGATGAAGGCCAGATTGGTTTCGAACCTTACTGTGCATATGCAGTAGAAGGTGAGATTACTATTAGACCTGAACACGTTGTTTGGACAGCAATCCCTGAAACCGGATTGGAAACACAATATAAAGATTTGATAATAAACATTCCAAAAGATTGACTTTACACTACGATTAGTGTATAATAGTCATTATGGAATTTTATACAAACGTCTACCGTTACGGTAGGAACATTCGATATATTGGTTACAAGAATGGTAAGAGAATTCAAACTCTCGTTCCATTCAGACCAACCCTGTATCTAGAATCTGACCAACCCAATACCACTTGGAAATCTCTCAAAGGTTTGAATGTCGAACCACTAGTGTTCTCTGATATGGCAGAGGGTACTCAGTTCGTTAGGAAGTATCAAGATGTAGAAGGATTTGACATATACGGTCAAACCAATTTCGCAGTCCAATATATGTATGACAAATTCCCAGGAAAGATTAAGTGGGATAGAGAAGTCATCAATGTAACCTCAATCGATATTGAAACTAAGTTTGAGGACGGATTCCCCCACCCAGAAGATGCAGACCAAGAAGTAACTGCGATTACTTGTAAGAGTAATACGGACGATACTTTCCATGTGTTTGGTTGTGGCGAATACACTCCCAGTAAACCAAATGTGAAGTACGTACAATGTATGGACGAACGAGAGTTATTGTCTCGATATGTTATGCATATGCAAGGTGTTGATATTATCACAGGGTGGAATGTTAAAGAATTTGATATACCATATCTCGTCGTTAGGATAGAAAAGATATGTGGTAAAGAAGTTATGAAGAAACTCTCACCGTGGGGTGATGTCAAAGATGATACACCAAAGTTCGGTGATAAGTTCTACAAACCAAAATTGCAGTTCAAGTTGGGTGGTATTACAATCTTGGACTATATGGAGTTATTCAAGAAGTTCACTTACAACACGATTGGTACACAAGAGTCATATAGACTAGACCATATTGCAAATGTAGTGTTGGGTGATTCTAAGTTATCGTTTGATGAATACAGTAACTTGAATGAGTTATATGAGAAAGACTATCAGAAGTTCATTGACTATAACATTAAAGATGTGGACATTGTAGATAGACTCGACGATAAACTCGACCTTATCTCTCTCGCCCTCACTATGGCATATAACTCTGGTGCAAACTATATTGATGTGTTAGGTACAGTATCGATTTGGGATACAATCATATATCGTGATTTAGCACAAAGAAAGATTACAATCCCACCAAAGGTAGAGAATATACACGGTAAATTCGCTGGTGGATATGTGAAAGAACCACAAGTGGGTAAACACGATTGGGTATGTTCGTTCGACTTGGCTTCCCTATATCCGTCAATCATTATGCAATATAATATGAGTCCGGAAACTTTACACCCATTCTCTATTAAAGATGTTAATGTTTATAATGTGATGCACGACAAAGTTCAGAATGAAAAAGATGATGTATCTCTTGCAGTTAATGGTTCTCAATACTATACGAAAAAGGAAGGATTGATGCCTAGACTGATTCAAGATATGTATAATGGTCGTGTCGGTATGAAGAACCGAATGATTAATGCACAAAAAGAATTAGAAACGATAGACCCTCACAACAAACAGGAAATGTATCGAGTGGAAAGAGATATACAGATTGCGAAGAACCAACAGATGGCAATCAAGATTCTTCTTAACTCATTGTATGGTGCAATGGGTAATCGTTGGTTTAGATATTATGATAGACGAATCGCAGAAGCAGTTACTCTCACAGGACAGTTAACTATCCAATGGGCAGAGAAAGCCATTAACAAGTATATGAATGACTTAATGAATACTCACAACCTCAGATTTGATGGTTCGAGAGAAGATTATGTTGTTGCGATTGATACTGATTCGGTCTATGTCAAATTAGGTTCGTTAGTTGATAAGTTCAAACCTAAGAATCCAGTACAGTTCTTGGACAAGATATGTAAGGAACAGTTGGAAAAGGTTCTTGAAGATTGTTATGATGAACTATTCAAAATGCTTGGTGGTCGTGAGAACAAAATGATTATGGAACGAGAAGTGATTGCAGATAGAGGTATATGGACTGCAAAGAAACGATACATTCTCAATGTGCATAACAACGAGGGAGTTCAGTATAAAGAACCACAACTTAAGGTTATGGGAATCGAATCAGTTAAGTCCTCAACTCCACAGATAGTTCGAGATGCGTTAAAGGAAATCTTTAAGAGTATTGTGAGTAAGGAAGAATCTGATGTTCAGAAAGAGATTGCTCAATTCAGAGAGTACTTCTGCAAAGCAAATCCGGAAGATGTTGCATTTCCAAGAGGAGTTAATGGTATAGCGAAATGGAAACACGACGGTGAGGGAATCTATAAGAAGGGAACACCAATCCATGTTCGAGGTGCAATACTCCATAACCATTACACGGATAAGACTAAAGTTGCTACTATCGAATCTGGCGATAAGATTAAATTCACATATCTGAAAACACCCAATCCGATACAGTCAAACATCATTTCGTTTGTTGATTATCTTCCACAGGAATTAGGACTTCACGATTATGTTGATTACGAAACACAATTCGAGAAGACATTCATAAGTGCAATTCAACCAATCCTCAAGTCAATCGGGTGGAGAGTGGAACACACAGTATCCTTAGAGGACTTCTTTTAACTTGACTTTTGACCCCAATTAGTGTATAATACAGGGTAATGATTACAGTTACAATCTTTAAAAACTTATTTGATACTAAGACCAATAACAAGGTCGAGTTGAATGATGATAGATTCGAATCGTTCTTATATAAGATGTTTGATAGACAATATGAGGTCAAACAAGATGCGAGTCTAATGTCACCAGCAATGTATACGGCGGGAACTACACGGAAGAACGCAAGTGTAGTTAAGTGGTCTAAGTGGGCCGCTGTGGATATAGATGATTACGAAGTTAAGAAGTCTGTCGAAGAAGATATGAAAGACTTGTTCGGACAATATCGGTATATCTGTTATTCTACTGCCAGTTCAAGTAAGGATAAACCAAAGTTTAGAATGGTGTTTCCATTATCTGAGGAAGTTGAGAAGGATAAGATTAAACACTTTTGGTTTGCTCTTAGTAAAGAACTAGGTGATTTAGGAGACCCACAAACTAAGGACTTGAGTCGTATGTATTATGTTCCCGGCAATTATAGGGGTTCATATAACTTCATATTCAGTAACGAAGGTAAGTTAGTTCAACCGTCGGAGTTAATGAAGAAATACGAATATATAGATAAAACTGGGAATTCATTTTTAGACACATTACCAAATGCAATTAAGGAACAGATACTTGCATATCGTAAGAGTGAAATGACTAACACAGATATTAGATGGAATGGTTATCAAGACTGTCCATTTGTATCGAAGAAGTTAGTAAGGGAGTATTCGCAAATAACAGACACAGGTTGGTATTATAAGATGTATGGGATAATGGTTTCCATAGCAGGTCATGCCATCAAAGTTAAATATCCAATCACAGCAATTGAAATCGCTGACTTATGTAAACAGATAGATGATGCAAACGGTGGTTGGTATAAGAATCGTCCTCTTAAGAAAGAGGCCGATAGAGCAATAGAGTACATATATGGACAGGATTTTTAAAGGGAGTTGAAATGTTAAAAGAAAAGATAAAAGGATTCATAATAGGATTCATAGGATTTGGTATCGTTGGAGTAGCAATCGCTGGTAGTGGTGCAACAGTAACAGACCATTATAGAGATGTGGTATACTTAGAACCATATACGGTTGAAGTATGTGAACAACAGAAGATAACTAATCCAGATGACCTTATCAATAGTGCATTTTGGGGAGCAATCTTCGGTGCAGTTGTTGGTGATGCAATAGATGATGAAAACGGTAAAGCTCCTGGAGCAATTATCGGTGCAGCTATTGGTGCAAATGAAGCCGAGAAGAATAGTACTACCACAGCAATGGTATGCAAACAAGAAACACGTCAAAACAGAGTTGTTCGTACAGAGTATAGTCATTCTGTTATTGAGTTTGAATACGAAGGTAATCATTATGAAATAAATTTCACTAAAAGATAGGAGTTATTATGACAGGTGAGAAAATCGATTTCACTAAGGATAGTGAATATATAAGACTGTATGGACACCCTAAAAGTGTTCATATTGAAATTCTTGAAAAGGAAGTAGAACATTTGAAAACTCTACTCCGAGAACATGCGACAGGACATATACACACAGCAATTGGTGTATTGGAAACACGCATTAAAGAAGAACGAGATAAATTGAATTTAGAAAACGCTACCAATAACTGGGGCCATTTTTTCTCTGGTGGGGGTTAGTATGGGTATAATGGATAAGTTACAAAAGAATAGTAAGATTAAACAGACAGCAGTCTTGGATAAATCTAAACTATTTACTGAAAAGAGTATGGTTACTACTCCAGTACCTATGATTAATGTTGCGTTAAGTGGTGACCCCGACGGTGGATTAAGTTCGGGAATGACCGTACTTGCAGGCCCGTCAAAACATTTTAAGACATCATTTGGATTATTGATGGCAGCTGCATATCTAGACAAACACGAAGATGCAGTTCTCTTATTCTATGATAGTGAATTTGGTTCACCCCAAAACTATTTCAAATCATTTGGTATTGATACTAAGAGAGTATTACATACCCCAATTACTAATGTTGAAGAACTTAAGTTTGACTTAATCAGTCAACTGGAAAATATGGAACGAGAAGATAAAGTCATTATTATGATTGACTCTATCGGTAATATCGCATCAAAGAAAGAACTAGACGATACTATGAACGAGAAGTCTGTTGCAGATATGAGTCGTGCGAAAGCATTAAAATCCTTATTCCGAATGAGTACACCTTACTTGACTCTTAAGGATATTCCGTTACTTGCAGTTAATCATACCTACCAAGAGATTGGTATGTTCCCTAAGGCAGTCGTGTCTGGTGGTACTGGTATCTATTATACTGCTGATAACATTTGGATTATCGGTAGACAACAAGATAAGAAAGGTACTGACATTGTAGGATATAACTTTGTAATCAATGTTGAGAAGTCTAGGTTTGTCAAAGAGAAATCAAAATTACCTATCTCAGTTACTTGGGAAGGTGGTATCGAATCTCATTCCGGATTACTTGACGTTGCACTCGAAGGTGGATTCGTTAATAAACCAACAATCGGTTGGTATTCAAGAGTCGATACGGATACTGGTGAGATAGAGGACAAGAAGGTTAGGATTGCTGAAACTCTTAAAGAAGAATTTTGGAAACCTATCTTCGAGAATACAAACTTCAAAAAGTATCTCAAGGCAAAGTTCCAAATAGGTCATATCGATATGATTCAATAACTTGCCTTTTTAGTCTGAATAGGGTATAATAGTTATTATGCAAATCGAAACAATCATACTTCGTCATTTAATTCAAGACGAAACTTTTATGAGGAAAACCATTCCTCATCTCGAACACAGATATTTCGAAGGCCCCCACGCACACGTCTTTAAGGGGATAGTGGACTTTGTTAATAAGTACGAGGAAATACCAGAACCTACTGCATTGGGAATTGAAATGCAGAGGAGTGCGAAACTTCCCAAAGAAGAAACTGCACAGACCTTTGATATCATATCTGAATTGAATGATAAGGTTAAAGATGTAAATGATTCTTGGTTACTTCAAAAGACAGAACAATGGTGTCAAGATAGGTCTATCTTTCTGGCAATTATGGAGTCGATTAATATTATCGACGGTAAGCATAAAGATTTAACGAAGAACGCCCTTCCCGACTTACTTCAAAATGCACTTCAAGTAAATTTCGATACTAATGTCGGACACGATTATATCAACGACTCAGATGGACGATACGATTTCTATCATAAAAAGGAAGAACATCTCGAATTAGACTTAGAAATGATGAATCGGATAACCAAAGGAGGATTCGTTAACAAATCTCTCAATATTGCAATGGCAGGTACTGGAGTTGGTAAGTCATTGTTTATGTGTCATTGTGCTGCTTCAGTATTATCAAGTGGTAAGAATGTATTGTATATCTCAATGGAAATGTCAGAAGAAAGGGTTGCAGAAAGAATTGATGCAAACCTAATGAATGTACCATTAGATGAACTCAAGAATCTCTCTAAGGATATGTTTGATAATAAGGTAAAACATATTGCAGACAAGGGAGTGGGTAAATTAATTATAAAAGAATATCCAACAGGTGCGGCTCACGTAGGTCATTTCCGTTCCCTGTTGACAGAACTAAAAATGAAAAGGGATTTCGTTCCCAATTTGATTTGCATTGACTATATTAATATATGTGCATCATCTCGTATGAAAGATATGGGAAGTACATACACATATGTCAAGGCAATCGCAGAAGAATTGCGTGGTATGGCAGTAGAACAAAATGTTCCAATACTGTCCGCCACACAAACAACACGGGGTGGTTATGACAATAGTGATGTTGGACTGACCGATACATCTGAATCATTTGGATTACCTGCAACTGCAGACTTAATGTTTGCAATTATATCTACTGAAGAACTTGAGAATCTTAATCAGATTATGATAAAGCAACTGAAGAATAGGTATAACGACCCAACAGGTAAGACGAGAAGATTTGTCTTAGGAATCGACAGGGCGAAGATGAGATTGTATGATGTAGAGGATTCAGCACAACAAGGATTTATAGATACTGACCAAGTTAAAGCTAGCGTAGTTGATGATTATGAAGGATTTAAATTATGAATAAGATATTCAATTGCGATATTATGGAAGGCTTTAAACAACTTGACTCCCAGTCAGTTGATTGTGTTATAACTTCCCCACCTTATTGGCAATTAAGAAACTATGGATTTGACGGACAATGGGGGTTAGAACCAACATTCGAAGAATACTTAGAAAACTTATGGAAAATGATGGACGAAATCAATCGTGTCTTGAAAGATACTGGAACTGTCTGGATTAACCTTGGTGATACTTACTCAACTAAATCCGGTGGATTTGCTCAAGAGGCCTCAAAGAGAACTCCAAGTATGACTCAAAAATACTTAGACCATATAGGAACAATCCAACAACCAAGTAATCTACCTACGAAATCACTATTGTTAATTCCACATAGATTTGCAATAGGGTGTTTTGATAGAGGTTGGACTATACGTAACGATATCATATGGGCAAAAACTTCTGCAATGCCAGAATCCGTATTAGATAGATTCTCTAAAAAACACGAATACATTTTCTTTATGACAAAGAAACCAAAAGGATATTACTTTGATTTAGATTCCGTAAGGGAAGAACATATGCAATCCACACTTAAAAGAGAAATGCGTGGAAGGAATACTGGTAAATATACTGGTGGCGCTGGTGGACAATCCGAACAAGGATTGATTAAAGAAAGAGAACACAAAGGATATGAGAATATGAAGGATATATATGAATCCGGAGAAACTACCCTCAATCCTAAAGGAAAGAATCCAGGTGATGTTGCAGATTTCTGGAAGATAGGTACTGCAATGTCTAAGACAGAACATGTTGCATCATATAACCCAGCATTGATTGATAAACCAATTCTCGCTGGTTGTCCTAGAGGTGGAGTGGTATTAGACCCATTCTCTGGTACAGGTACAACATTGGTTCGTGCCTCTCAGTTAGGTAGACAGTATATCGGATTTGAGGCATCAGAACAGTTCTTTAAGATTACTGAGGAATCTGTTAATCAAGAAGAAGAACGTAAATCACAACCAACAATTGAGGACTTTATATAATGTGGAAGAAGATTGAAATCCAGAAAATCACCCCAAGATTTGATTTATCGTGGTACATAAAATGGTTGTCATCATTCGCACTACTTGTTAGTATGGTAATGACAGCGAACTTTGATATGCACCCATATAATCTTATGTGGGCTGGTGCTGGTACTTTTGGTTGGTTTATTGTGGGTATGATGTGGAATGACAGAGCACTCATATTCATTAACTCGATTGCAACTGGTATATACGGTTATGCAATTTTAATGTGGGGTCTTAAACTATACTTTACATAAATAAGTATATGAAAAGGGAAGAAAAAGAACCTAAATTGAAACCAGTGAAAACGAAGAAGAAGAAGAAAACCGAACCAAGGCCGCTATGGCACAAGGATTGGGCGAAGTGAATGATGAAGATATTAAGGAATTTATCGAGTACTTTAAAGATGAATTACCAGACCCCGACCACCACCCTTTAAAGGTGATATGGTTGATGAAATGGTACCAATCGATTGTAATGAGGAATAGAAATGATAATAACAATAGACACTAAAGAGTTACTACCTACATTGTTTGCAATCTTGATATTTCCATTTATAATCGGTGGTCTGATAATATTTTATATATGTATAGGAGTTGTATGGTTAGTAATGGAAGTGAAAGACCTTTTGTTTCGTGGTCATTTGTCGAAAGAGATTTAGACCAAGACCAATGGTATATCCGACTTGACGGTGGGAAGTATAGCGGTGTGGTATTCAATTACACATCAATCAAATTGTTACCAGAAGATGAATCAATGTCTTTTGACTATGATGTCAAAGATTGGCTTGAGGAAGACCCACACGGAACACCAGAATTCAATAAAGTGGTAGGTAACATATTAAAACACGTCTTAGATGATGCAATGGACAAACAGGATTTTGTACTAGGTGAAAGAGATATTAACGATTCTAAGTGAAGAATGTGCTGAAGTAATTCAATGTTCTGCTAAACTGCAACGGTTTGGTGTGAATGATGAAAGAAATCAGAAGAAATTAGAATCTGAAGTAGGTGATGTCATGGCGATGATACTCATTCTACATTACTACGGCGTAGTTTCTGATGTCGGTATCAAGAAACAAATCAAACGCAAACTACGAAAACTCAAGAGATTTTCCGAAATTGAGTGCATTGATGAGGTTCTGAAAGAATTATAATTATAAATACTATTAGTCTTATAATACTTTTAATTCTTTATGCACCAATTTAAATCATATTTAACAGATTCAACACCCTTTAAACTGACTCCGGAACTGCGTAAAGAACTGGAAGATATTGCTTCGTCCCTACCAGATGACAAGTTTAAGAAGGAGTATGGCGATGAGTGGAAGTCCGTGAAAATGGGTACTGCTATGAACATGCTTAAGAAAAAACACGGTTATAGTGAGTCGGTAGAATACCTAGAAGAAAAACTACTAATGATTAACAATGGTGCTCAATATGGGCAAATAGTATTCCTTGCTGGTGGTGCAGGTTCAGGTAAAGGTTTTGCAATTGATAACTTTATGGAAGGACAGAAATTCAAAGTTATTGATGTGGACGAATGGAAAAAGAAGTTTTTAAAGTTAGCAAACGTTACTAATAAATACAAAGAGTTAAAAGGACTCAAGTTATCGAAACCAGCAGACGTTGAGAAGTTACACGACTTCGTTAAGAAGATGAAGATTAAGGATAAAGTCCTTAATAATATGATACTTCAAATGAAGAATAAAGAAACTTTACCCAATATAATGTTTGATATGACATTTAATGATATAAAGAAAGCGAAAAAATTAATGCCAGACTTACTGAAAGCAGGGTATAATCCTGCTAATATACATTTAGTTTGGATATTGCAAGAGTACAGAATAGCATTAAAACAGAATAAAGACCCAGAGAGGGATAGGGTAGTGCCAAAGAATATTATGTTTCATACACACGAAGGAGCAGGTAAAACTATATATGAACTGCTCGCAAAGAAATCTAAACCAATTGCATTGAATGGTTCGATATCTGTGATACTGAATAACCCAAAGAATACGATATACTTTGAACCAACTGGTAATGAATCGAACCCTAAGAAGAAAGTGATAAAAGACTTTAAATATTTAACTTTGAAAAAACGTGGTCAACGAATGTTCAGAGACCAAATCGTAATGAAAGAGTTATTCTTTTGGATTAAGGCAAGTATTCCAAAAGGTGAGTTCTCAAAGTTTATGCAAGCCAAAGTGGATAATCCGGAACTAGATGAAAGCTTTAAACAATTTCATAAGGAGGAACAAGCTTTGAGATTTATAGACTTATTACCGAAAAAGGTTAAACACGCAATAAGAAGAATTGCACATAAAGACAAGTATAAGGCCGCTTTACATATGTATCATGGATTGAAGAAAGACCCAGATGCGAAAAAAAGATTGACTGATAAGAAGATGAAAGAGATAGCGGCTGACCATTTCAAATTAAAACATAAAGAATTTGAGGCGATATTAAACAGAAAAACGAGGTATCAATAATGTCTGAACCACAATTAGATTTAAGAGAGACAGCAGGTGTAAGATTAGATGTAAAGACCTTAGTGGGTATTATCGCAATGATATTATCTATCGCTGGTGTTTACTTTTCTCTACAAGGACAGATAGCACAATTACAATTAGACGTTATCCGTTTGCAAGACCAACAAGCAATGAATACAGAGTTTAGAATCAAATGGCCCAGAGGTGAACTTGGTGCTTTACCAGATGATGCTGTACAAGATATAAATATTGAATATCTAAAGGAATCAGTAGATGATTTAATTGACGAACTGGACGAAGTTTCTAAGGAGATTGAAGACCATATAAGGGAGAGAGAATGAAAAAATTTAGAAGTTTCTTAACAGAGAAAAGAGCGGATACCACACAGAACGCTTCTGTTACGGAATTGTTTCCAGCACTTGCATTTAATCATAAGTTCCACCCAACTAGTGTAGAGGACTTTAAGAAGTTCTTATATAAAACTAATCTCAAAGGTGTGAATGCTAAAAAATCATTCCAAGTAAAGGACGCTAGTTCAGCTGCTCTGGTTATAGAGAGGTTGCCTCTTATGAAGGAAACATTTTCTAAGACCAAAATAGAAAATGCAATAGGTATCACAAACTACTTGTATGACTTACACGACGAAAAACCTATATCTAAGGTTGTGTGGGGTTATCGTGCAAAACCAAAAGGTATTCCAAAGAGTCACGCTGGTGATATATTTGTACTGTTCACAGATAAGTCTTGGTTGGGAATCTCTTTGAAAGCAGGTGCAAAGAAATCCAGAGAACCACTTTACAATACGTATGTAGGAACACAATACGATAAGAGAGGTTGGAGTAAAGATAAGTTAGCGAAAGCACTTTGGACACAAGTATACAAGAAGATTCCGGGAGTTACTACTGTCGGTGAAGATGGTATCAAACCTACTGCGAAAGAGTTCTATAAAAATACGAAACAAAGAAAGAAAATTGTCGGACACTATGTCGATATGTTCGAAGCTGACCAATCAGCTGCTGATGAACTATATCACAAACAAGTTAAGGTATGTATCACTCAATTGTGTAAAGAAGTCAACAAAATGTCTAATGCAGATTTTATAGATTGGTTAGGTTCGGATTTCAATCTAGAGAAGAAAGGTGAGAAAGTACCTTTGATTCTAGTGAAGGCTGTCGGTAAGACTGCAGACAGAAAAGGTGATGACCTTGCACCAGTATACAAAACAATTACAGGTCATATCGCATATAGAAATAAGAAGTCAGTCCAAGAATGGTTGATTGATGTTTTCTTACCAGAAGGTAAACTCACCCTTACAATGGTTTGTCGTAGTGATTCCGGAGTTCGTAGAGAGAAGGGAACTAGTGGTCAGGGTAGATTAGGACAGTTCTTACAATTAAAAGTATTATATACAGGAGTAAAAAAATAATGTTTACAACAATAGCATTTATAGTAGGATTCGTTTTGGGTTGGTTTATTAACGATAAAATTGATGCAGTAAAGGATTCGAAGTTGAACCCATGGCGTTAGATTTTAAAAACTACATATTCGAAGCAAAGAACACCCATATGACTCATGTCGAGGATATGGTTATAGACGGTGGTGTTGCTGGTACTCGTGCGGCCATTAATGCGTTGCGTGATTTACGCAATATGCTAGCGGGGAGTACAAATGACACAAAACAAGTTACGGTCAAATGGGACGGAGCGCCGGCAGTATTCGCTGGTATCGACCCCAATGATGACGAGTTCTTTGTCGCTAAGAAAGGTATTTTCAATAAGAACCCTAAAGTATATAAGTCTCATAGTGAGATTGACGCTGACACCTCTGGAGATTTATCTGATAAACTCAAGGTTGCGTATACTGAATTAAAAAAGGTTGTTAAGAGTGGAGTATACCAAGGTGACATTATGTTCATCAAGAAAGACCTCAAAACAGAAAAGATTGACGGACTGAAATATATTACATTTCACCCGAACACCATAGTCTATGCAGTACCAACAGACCAAGCAAAAGATATAAAGAAATCAAAAATTGGTGTGGTATGGCATACAAAATACACGGGAAGTACATTTGATACAATGTCTGCTTCCTTTAGTGTAAAGGATTCCGACTTCAAAGCAACCAAATCGGTGTGGCAGAAGACGGCAAATTTACCAGACATATCAGGTCTGGCAACATTAAACAAAAAGGAAACAGATGAAATTACTAAACACATTTCAATGGCGGGAAAACTCTTTCAAAAAATCAAAGCTTCTACGCTTAAAGACGTATCTACAAATACAGATATTAACCTATTTATCAATACCTTTCGCAATGCGAAGGTTAGAGAGCAAAGTGAAATCACAAACACGACGAAACATACCCAAGACCTAATCAATTGGATACATAAGAGATATGATAAAGAAATCAAGAAACTTAAGTCGGATAAGGGTAAGGCCAGGAAGAACGCCGCCAAGATAGCCGCACTTGATTGGTTCAATGCATCTAATAAAAAGAACCTAAAACTGATGTTTGATATGCAAAATGAACTAGTATCTGCAAAATCTAAACTGTTAACGCACTTGGATACCATGGATAGTATAAATACATTTGTAAAGACTAAAAACGGTTTTAAGGTTACTGGTGCAGAAGGATATGTTGCAATCGACCATTTAACTAATGGTGCAGTAAAGATTGTAGATAGAATGGAATTTAGTCATAACAACTTTAGCAAAAACATAATCAAAGGGTGGGACAAATAATGCCAGGTAAATTAAAATACGATACTTATCATAAAGAATTCACAGGTGCAATACAACACGCATATGCAGTTGTAAAGAAACAGGGGTATAAGATTGATAAAGATTCTCAATGGAATGACGTTACTACTGGCCCTAAGAAACCCGGAAAAGGTAAGACAAATGAATATCACTTGAAGTTGAAAGGGTCGAAAAAAGCACTTCATATTCAAGTATATAATACTGGCCCAAAATACGAACTAAACATGTACATAGAGGAGACTGACATGACAGAGATAGACGAAATGCTTACATTGTTGGAAACTATCGACGAGGAGTATTGTGGTTGTAAAGACCATAAGAATCACGAAGATTGCAACGAAGATAACTGTGAGTGTATGCAACCAGAGTTCACCGAAACTGAACTCGACGAGATTAAGAACGCTGATACTATAGATGAGGTATCAATGCAGACTCGTAAGAAAATGAAGATGGCAATGAAACGTAATGCGAAGAAGATTCAAAAGAAACGTAAACGTGCCATGAAACGAGTAGGAATGACCAAAGACCAAGCGAAGAAAGCTGCAATGGCAGCCGCAAGAAAAGTAATCGCATCTAAATTGGTTAAAGGTAAAACCAAAGCACAAATGAGTAATGCTGAAAAGGGCAATCTTGAAAAGAGAATGTCAAACCCTAAACTGAAGAAGAAGATGGCAATGTTGTCAAAGAAACTTCTCAAGAAGGTTAAAGCGGCCCACAAGGCAAAAGCAATGGCAATGAAGCAGAAAAAGAAATAATGATTAATACATTTAAACAACATTATTTAGAAGCAGTTTCTACTGAGGAGATTGTCGTATCGTTTGGTAGATTCAATCCACCAACAAACGGTCACGAAAAACTTCTTGCGAAGGTTTCTAAGATTTCCGGGGGAATGCCTTATAGGATTTACGCATCACAAACTAATGACGCCAAAAAGAATCCTCTATCTTACAAGGCCAAGATTAAGTTTATGCGTAAGATGTTCCCTAAACATGCAAGGTCTATAATTGCAGACAAGAAAATCAAAACATTGTTTAATGTATTATCTAAGGTTCAAGACGACGGATTCAAGAAATGTTCTGTCGTAGTTGGTTCAGATAGAGTCCAAGAGTTTGATAAAATACTTAACAAGTACAATGGTGTTAAGGGTAAACACGGATTCTATGACTTTGAAGGTGGTGTAAAAATAGTAAGTGCAGGCGAGAGAGACCCCGATTCAGATGATGTATCTGGAATGTCTGCAAGTAAACTAAGGTTGGCTGCAAAGGAAAACGACCTCATTACATTCACTAAAGGTATGCCGAAGGGTTTCAAAGATGCAAAGGGTTTAATGAACGCTGTTCGTGACGGTATGGGTTTGAAAGAATCCGACGAATACAAACAGAATTGTAAGTTAAAAAGAAAGTCCTATATAAGAGAGAAGTATGTAAATGGTAAACTATTTAATATTGGTGATAAAGTTATTATTACTAAGACTAGGGAAGATGCTATTGTACAAGGACTAAATGCTAATCATATAAGTGTATTAGTAAATGATGAAATGAAAAACGTCTGGATATCAGACATTGTTAGGAGTAAATAATGAAATATAAAAAGAAAGGTGCTTATAGTAAAGCAATTGCAAAACCAAATGGTCTATTCGCAGCCAATGGTGTTCTATTAGTAAGAGGTCAATTCTCACAGACAGACATTGATGAATTTAATGGAAATAAGAAGGATGAGAAATTCTCATTTTCCAATAGGTCATCAAAAGATGATTTGGAAGAATATGGTCGTACTGTTGGTATAGAATTAGACAAGCGTAAGTCTAAAAAGAGCTTACTAAAACAATTGAGGGATTGGACTAAAAAATAAAATTATGTTAAAATTGAGTAAGGATAATTTTGAGTTGTACGCATCTCAGCATTATTCGGCAGGTAAATGGTCTACGACAGAGGATTTTAAAAATGACTTTGCTAGATTTAATTATGTAAACCGACTGATTAATAGATACTATCGTGATGATGAATTGAAAGAAAGATTGATTCTAAATCACTTGGTTATATTGGGCAATATGTTTGGCCCGAAAGAAACTGCCAAGATGGCTATGTTCAATATCAAAGCAGAACAGAAACCAGTACTCAAGACATTTTTAATATACTTAAACTATCTTCCAGAAGATATGCATTTGAGTATACCACTTGATTCTGAAATAGTAGACAAATTAAGGAAGTTATAAATGGGTATAAGCAGAGTTGCTGACGTATATTATACATATCGTTTCATAAAGACATTAGTTACTAAATGGGAAGATATGGATGCATATAAGTTAGGTATAATAGATGAAAAGGGTAAGAACCTCATTAAGTACAGAAAGTTAAAGACTAATGAGCAGAAAGATGCCTTCACTACATTCCATCGTTTGGTATTCAATATCAAGCGTCTTATGGAAATTATGCCATTTGGACGGTCTAAGTTAGCCAGTTATGCGGCTGCATTATTCCTATTGAGGGAAGAAACTGGTATGTCCGAAGAAGGAATTATGAACGCTTTAGATGAGTTGGGATATGAACATCACTTGGAAGATGAATTGGACTTAACGGAAGATACATTAGTTGCTGGTGAATACATATTAAACCATACTCTATCTGAAGAATTCTCTAGAGGAAAGGTAGTCACCTTAGTAGACCTCGAACCGATAGGAAAGTTCTCACAAACTTTCATATATAAAACTGCCGAGGGTTGTCATGTTACTTATGAGAACTTACGGTAATGCAAGTCTTATCATCAATAACAGGCAATGATTTGTTTGAATTTGTGTTTGGCATGTTGTTTTTCTTTAGTGTAATGTTAGCAATGGCGATATACGACGAATAAACTTGCCAAATTAAAGTATTTAAGGTATAATATTAGTTATGAATATATCAATTACCAAGCGTGATGGCACGAAAGAAAGGTTTTCGTTATCTAAAATACACCGTATATTAGAGTGGGCGTGTACCGATATCACTGGTGTGTCCGAATCACAAATAGAATTAAAAGCGAATGTACAACTGTATGAGGAAATAAGTACAGGTGATATTCACGACCTGTTAATCAAAAGTTCAGCAGAACTTATTACGGAAGATACCCCCAACTATCAATTTGTAGCAGCAAGACTTATTAACTATAAGTTGCGTAAGTATGTGTACGGTCAGTTCGAACCTCTACATATTAAAGATATTATCAATAATAATATATGGGAAGGTGTATATGACCACCAGATAGTTAACTGTTATACAGATGATGAACTAGACTACATCAACGATAACATCATTAATCACGAGAGAGATGCTACTTTCACATACGCTGGTATGGAACAAATGAGGAGTAAGTATCTTGTACAGAATCGTTCTGATGGTACTGTATATGAAACACCCCAAGTATTGTATATAATGATTGCAATGACTCTATTTGCAAGTTATACGAAACAACGTATGTATTATATCAAGAACTTCTATAATGCAATATCACAATTCTATATCTCATTACCAACCCCAATTATGGCAGGGGTACGTACACCAACAAGACAATTCTCAAGTTGTGTTGTATTAGAGAGTAATGATTCACTTGATTCAATCAATGCAACATCTACATCTATCGTTAAGTACATATCCAAGAAAGCAGGATTAGGTATTAATGCTGGTAAGATACGTGCAGTAGGTTCTCAGATTGGTGATGGTTCGATACAACATACTGGTCTAATACCATTCCTTAAGTTATTCCAAGCATCAGTTAAATCGTGTTCCCAAGGTGGAGTACGTGGTGGTGCGGCTACTGTCCATTTCCCTTTATGGCATTATGAATTCGAGGACTTAGTAGTTCTTAAAAACAATAAGGGAACGGAAGAAACCCGTGTAAGGAATATGGACTATTGTTTCCAATTCAATAAACTAATGTATGAGAGATTATTAGAGGGCGGAGATATAACATTCTTCTCACCCCATGATGTTCCCGGATTATATGAGGCATTTAGTACAGACCAAGATGAGTTCAAGCGACTATACGAGAAGTATGAAAAATCGAGAAAGATTAGGAAGAAAACGTTACCAGCATTAGAGGTGTTCTCAAAGTTCATAACTGAACGAAAAGAAACTGGTAGAGTATATTTACAGAACATAGATAACGCAAACATACACGGTTCATTTATAGAAAAGGAAGCACCAATACACCAAAGTAATTTATGTCAAGAGATTGATTTACCTAGTCACGGATTAGAATCATATCACGACGAAGAAGGGGAAATATCTTTATGTACTCTATCTGCAATCAACTGGGGATTGATAAACGACCCAAGTGAGTTTGAGAAGTATTGTGATTTGGCAGTTCGTGCCTTAGACTCCCTATTAGATTACCAAGAGTATCCAGTAAAAGCCGCAGAGATTTCTACGAAAAGTCGTAGACCTCTTGGAGTTGGAATCATCAATTTTGCATACTTCCTTGCGAAACGAGGACTTAAATATGACGAGAAGGCACTCGCAACTGTTGATGAATATTCAGAAGCGTGGTCTTATTATCTGATTCGTGCAAGTGCTAACTTGGCAAAAGAATACGGTGCGTGTCCTAAGAATGAACAAACAAAGTATGGTCACGGAATACTTCCTATTGACACATACAAGAAAGAAGTTGATGAGTTAGTTAAATTCAAATCAAGAATGAAATGGCAATCATTAAGGAATGATTTAAAGAAATATGGTATTAGGAACTCAACTCTTATGGCGATAATGCCAGCAGAAACTTCTGCACAAATATCGAATTCAACAAATGGAGTAGAACCCCCACGGGCTTTAGTATCGTACAAACAATCTAAAGATGGTGTGATGGCACAGGTAGTTCCCGGAATATATCACTTAAAAGGATACTATGATTTGTTATGGGAACAAAAATCTCCAGAAGGATATCTCAAATTAATGGCAATACTTCAGAAGTATGTTGACCAAGGTATCTCAGTAAACACAAGTTATAACCCTATACATTACGAAGATAATAAGATACCAATGTCTGTTATGTTGACCGACTTAATTACCTTTTATAAGTATGGTGGAAAACAACTGTACTACTTCAATACAAATGATATGGCAGGTGATGATGATACACCTGAATTGGTCAGAGAAGATTTCAATACTAAAGAAGAATATGAGGAGTACTGTGAATCGTGTTCTTTATAAATAATAGTAATGAGAAGTGGCCCTTTCAAAAAACAAATCAATGAGGATACGACGGGAGTCGTAATGAGAATACTCACAACTTATAAATTAGTCAGAGGTGTAATGGTAAGAGAGGTTGCAACAAGAAGATATACTTCCCTAGGTAGTTATCACGACACGACAGAAGTGACGCCTCTCGGTGCAATGTTTCCCTCAGATGTGGAATATATGCAAGATAAAAAACTTGACAAAGCAGACTGAAGCAGGTATAATATAGGTCAAGTTAACAACAAAAGTATATTATGGAATATGTGGTCTTAACCCTATGGGGAATCGGTTTATTATCAAACTTCTTTTTCATCTTCTTTATACCCGCTGATGACAGAATAAAAAAACAAATTGGTCTAAAATTAGACTAAAAAACAGAAGATTCTTCTACTGATACAGGCAATGAATCTTATAAGTAAAACTACGAGTATGCACATTCTACTCGCAGATGTACTTCCGAAATGAAGTAAAACTATTTTTTAAAATAACATAGGAGTAAAAGTATGTTAGATAAAATCACAAACGGCGTTTCAGCCGCAACGGCTATTGCCATGTCATTAATCGGTTTAGCAATTATGCTACAAATCGTATTTGGTGGCTCTGTACCTTTCCTTGGCGGAGACGTCATTGGTACAATCATTGGTATAGTTCATCAACTAGGCGACGCTGGCTTGGTTGGTTTAATTTCCGCTGCTGTACTTTGGAAATTACTAACTCATGATGAATAACTAAGTTTACACACCATGTGAAATGAACGTTTAGTGGAGTTCGTATAAACCACTTCTCAACAGCGTTAATGTTGGGAATAGATATACTTAGGACGGCGGTGCAAGTCCGCCCTCCTCCACCAAATGTGTATTCTGCGAGTATATATTTGGGGGGAGAGTCAGATATCGACTGGGTATGCCATCTATCTCAATTCGCTAGTCAAGACTAGACTTTAAAATCAAAAATTAATCGGCAATCAAAACGATTATTTACTGGCTGCATGATAGTCAGTTTGAGGTTTCGCCCGAGTTCCTTATCACCAAATACTCGGGTTTTTCTTTAACCTATATAAAATATGAAATCAGTATTTAAAGTCGGCACTAAAAAACACCTAAAGAAAAAGATGTTCTTCGACGAGAGTGTTGATATTGCACGGTATGATACGGTAAAGAATGTACCCCAACAAAAACTCTACGAGAAGATGTTATCATTTTATTGGACACCCGACGAGATTGATGTTACTAAAGATAAAATAGACTTCGGTAAATTGACTAAGGGTGAACAACACATCTTTACTGCAAATCTAAAAAGACAAATCTTATTGGATTCTGTACAAGGACGTTCCCCCAATATCGCATTACTTCCTTTATGTTCTACACCAGAACTAGAAGTCCTTATTGAAACGTGGTCGTTCTTTGAAACGATTCACTCCCGTTCTTACACTCACTTAATTAGAAATGTCTATCCAGACCCGTCAAAGGTTTTTGATGAAATTGTAACTATTCCGGAAATCTTAGATTGTGGAAAAGACATATCCAGGCATTATGATTTGCTAATGCACTATCGGGGTAAGTTCGGTTCATACGAACATAAAAGATTATTGTATCTGTGTATGATTTCGATATACATACTAGAAGGTATTAGGTTTTATGTATCGTTTGCCTGTTCTTGGGGTTTCGCAGAGATAAAGAAAATGGAAGGTAACGCAAAGATTATTAAATTGATTGCAAGAGATGAGAACACCCACCTTGCGGCTTCGTTAAATATCCTTAAATCTTTCCCTAAAGAAGATAAGGATTATGTGAAGATTCGTAAAGAAACACATAATGAAGTTATCGATATGTTTATGAGTGCAATCAAACAAGAAGAAGAATGGGCAGATTATCTGTTCAAACACGGTAGTATGATTGGATTGAATTCAGGAGTTCTGAAAGAATATGTAAGGTGGATAGGTGCAAAGAGATTTAAGAGTGCTGGATATACAACACCTTACCCAACACAACAAGCAAATCCATTACCTTGGACAGAGAAATGGATTGGTGGTGGTAACGTTCAAGTTGCACCACAAGAAACTGAAATCACATCTTATCTCGTGGGGGGAGTAACACAAGATGTTAAAGAAAACACATTTAAAGGATTAAGCTTATGATAACTATATGGAGTAAAAACGATTGTTCGTGGTGTACACGGGCGAAAGAATTTCTTGATAATGAGGGAGTCGATTACGAAGAAAGAAATATACAAGGTGGGGAATGGACTATCCAAGATTTACAAAAGAGGGCTCCTAACGTAAGGAGTCTACCAGTAATATTTCAAGATAAAAGATTCATTGGTGGTTATGAGAATTTAGTAGCACATATTAACTTAGGACAATTAAGACTATGACAACCTGTAGGGCATGTAACAAAAGTTATAAGATACAAATGGTAGTAGATGATAATGACGGTACGACAATGGACACCGAAGAAATAGGGGAAGAAACTACATTCTGTCCGTTCTGTGGTGAAGACCACCGATACCATCAACAATCATATGTAGGACATGAATGGCAGGCAACATTTGATAATAGATAATGTGGACATATAAAGGTAAAGAATTTACTTCTGAAGATATAGGTGATTATTACGGATTCGTTTATAGGATAGTAAACACTATAAATGGACACGACTATATCGGACGAAAGTATTTTAAAACCAAACGTAAACTCAAACCGTTAATAGGTAGAAAGAACAAAAGACACAAGGTTATAGAAACTGATTGGCAAGATTATTGGGGTTCTTCAAGACGACTTCAAGAAGATATAGATAGATATGGAAAGGAAAACTTTACTCGTGAAATAATAATGTTATGTGATACGAGAGGTAACACTAACTACTATGAAGCGAAGATACAGTTTGAAGAAGATGTATTATTAAGAGAAGATAATTACAATGGAATTATCGCAGTTAAAATTGGAGTAGGTTCGGTGAAATAAATGGCATATTCAAAAGAAGTTTTAGAACATTATAATAATCCACGCAACGTGGGTAAATTCGACCCGAAAACAGATTCGGTAGGAACTGGTATGGTCGGTGCGCCTTCCTGTGGTGATGTTATGAAACTACAAATTAAAGTTAAAGATGATATAATTGAAGATGTAAAGTTTAAAACATACGGTTGTGGTTCTGCAATCGCTAGTTCTAGTATGGTTACTGAAATGATTAAAGGTATGACATTAGACCAAGCACAAGCAGTAAAGAATACGGATATCGTAGAATCATTAAGTCTACCGCCAGTTAAGATACATTGTAGTGTACTGGCCGAAGATGCAATCAAAGCTGCAATAGAAGATTATCGGTCAAATACTTGACAAGCTAACTCAACTAGAGTATAATGGTGGTAATGTATAAAATGGATTAAATTATGGTATTAGTGGATTTCAATGGTATATCGATTGGTTCAATCATGGGCCAACTCAACAGAGGTGAAAAACTCTCAGAAAGATTAGTCAAACACATCATTCTTAATAACTTAAGAAGTTATCGTGTTAAATATCCCGAAGAAGATTATGGTAAAATGGTTATCTGTTGCGATTCTCATTCGTGGCGTAAAGATGTATTTCCTCAATACAAAGCCAGTAGAACAACCAATCGTGAAAAAGATAAAACTGATTGGGATACTATATATGACTTATTAGATAAAACGCTTAGCGACCTGACACGGAATTTCCCTTATGCAGTAATCAAAATAGAGAAGGCAGAAGCAGATGATATAATCGGTGCATTAGCAAACAACACCGAAGTGATTCAAGAGGAAGTTGTAATCATATCTGCTGACAAAGACTTCATACAATTGCAAACTGGTAATGTTACTCAATGGTCACCTTTCCAACAGAAGATGGTAAGGGCCGAGGAAGGTGCAGAGAGATATCTATTTGACCATACAATGAAAGGTGATTCTTCGGACGGTGTTCCGAATGTTATGTCACCAGACCATTCATTTACGCACCACGTTAGACAAGTTCCAATGAGAAAGGTATTGATAGAAGAATGGTGGGAAGGTAGAGATAATCTTAAACAGGTTATGCCTCCCGAAGTCTTTAGAAACTATTGTCGTAACAAAGAGATGATAGATTTAAAAAGAACACCACAAGAAATTATTGATGAAAGTATAGAGAAATATGAATCTTATAAATACATAGACAAAGGCAACATTTTGACATATCTAATTGAAAATGATATGAAACTTTTAATAGAATCAGCAGGAGAGTTTTAAATGGAAGAAAAGAAATATTATGAATCAATATGGCAAATATTAGATGCCGTTCACGAGGCGTATGGGGCAGAAGCAAAGAGTAAAATCTTAATAGATAATGATTGCTTGGCGTTACGAGATATTATGAAAATTAACTTCGACAATAAGTTAACAATTCATGTTTCCAAGGGTATAGAGTGGCAACCCGGAGATGAACAGAAAGCAAACCTTAGAGATATAACTAAATTTTTAGTTCCATTATCTAGAGGTAATATCGAACAGAAAAGGGCAGATGCTTCATTCAAAGCAATGTTGGAACAGATACACCCAATGGACGCTGTGTATTTAGAACAAGCAGTACACAAGAAACTCAAAGTGAAAGGTCTTACCGAAAGACTTATCAAAAACACTTGGGGTGATAGAATAATCTAATGCCTACTTATTGTTTCAAAAATAAAACAACGGGTGTCGAGTGGGAAAAGGAAATGAAAATGTCCGAGGTTGATGATTACGTCAAGGAAAATGATTGTTCCATAATAGTTCAAACACCCAATTTTGCTATAAAACATGGCGATGGTAAGGGTAAAGACCAATACGCTCGTGCTGATGGTGATTTTAGAGATAGAATGAAGAATCTTAGAAAAGCAAATCCAACTGCAGAATTAACAAATCCCGATATCAAAAACTGGTAAATGAAAGTAAATTGGTTTGGTGCATATGGTTATGGTGACTGCATACGTTCTATGGGATATGCAAATACCTTTGCAAGGAAAACAGACACACCAATAGAACTCAATATTCATTGGTATGGTAATGATACTGAAAAGTTTCATAGTACTGACCCAGAATCCAAATACCAGAGATACATCACACTACAAGACGAGATATCAATCGATTATAATATGGTTGATATTAGACATCATTTCAATTCACGAGATACTGTCTATCAAGGTATCGCTTGGAAGGAATGGGATAAAGGACTTCACCTACCTAGATTTTTTCCAGTATTCGACCAAGGACTATCATTACACGCACTAGTCAAACCAAAGAAACCTAGATTGATTAATAAGAATCAAATCTGTATATGGACACCCACTAGTAACATACACTCACTATATCAATGGAAAAACCCTTTAAAAGAATGGAATACCTTTAGAGGTATTGTTAAAGCACACGGATATGATATAGTAGAGATGTCATATAGAGAACCAATTAAAGATGCAATAGAGAAGGTTGCAACATCAGAGTTTTGTTGTGGGTATGGTGGAATGGGTAAAGGTCTTGCTGGTCTATTCTGGAAACCTTTAGTATCCATTACCGAACGTCCAAACAACACATACAGGGAAACCCCTTGGGCATATCCAGTTGACAACTTAAGAGATTTCCACAATCTACCAACAATGATAGAAGAATCTATCAAAAGGATTCCCATAGTACAAAGAGATTATAACCGTTACATAAACAACCAAGGATTTAAGATTGAAAGATATGATATCTTCTGACGTACCTGTTTATATGATACAGATGTCTGATAATAAGATATCTCAATATTATAAAGAAATGGTTCTACCGAGTTGGGAGAATCTAGAATATAAGGTGCATATGTTTGAGGCGACAACTCCGGAAACTCTAGGGGATATGTTGAGGTTTGATGTACTGAAGTCTAAGAAATCTAACGGAAGGGAGTTTTCCCCAACCGAGAAAGCAGTATGGTATTCCCATTTAAATCTGTGGTTGAAATGTACTAAACCAATGATTATTATAGAACACGATTGTATGACAACTGCTAAATTCTTTATTCAACGGTCTTTGGATTTCAAATTCTTAAGTAAAGATAAGAACCTATCCCCGTGTAATGCATACTTTCTTACACCTAAAATTGCAAATAAACTGATAGTAAATGCAGTAAAGAACCCATTGACATTGAACACAGACGGTTTTATGTATACTGTATGCAAAGACGAACCTAGAGGGTTCTGTTGCTATCCCATAATGC